TAGATATTAAAATAGTTACTGTTAGCATATTGCCCGCCACCTTGTAAAATAGGATTACTTAATGTAATTGACTGGAAGTTTACTTCTGTAATCACAGTCCCTGTTGATAGATAAGGAATTCCTGCACCGTTGTCGTCTGCTTCATAACCAAATTGATCACGAATATAAACTGTCTGTCCGACTGCAACACCAGTTACATCAATAGCATTAATAGTATAACTACTAGTTGTAATACTTGATGTATTAACAATGGCTGTTAAAAATCCTGGAAAACCCTGTTCATTAACATATGGAACAGTTTGTCCATCGTAGTTAACATATTGATCAGGTGGAACAACTTCCATTACCAAGCTAATGTGAGGTCTGTTAGCAGGGTCTGGAACAAATACGCATATTTGTTGGTTAGTTGGAAAATATCCTTGAGGGAAATACTCGTTCGGTTCGAACGCATTGGTCAATTCGTTGTAGGCAAAATTGGCTGGGTTGTAAATAGTTCCGCCAAACTTTCTTGGGCCATAACCTGTAGAAAGTAAACACAAGTCTCCAAAGTTATTATTTGAATTAGTAATAGATGCTATGCCGCCGCTGGCTGTCTCAACAGCTACATTACAGAAAATTGTAAACACGGATACTAACTGTGCATAACCTTGATTTATAATATGAATGCCTCTACCGCCTTGGGTAATCTGCGTAAACGCATCGAACACAAACGATTGTATTGGGCTACGAAGAGATGGTGCATTGCCGTCGACTAGGGCACCGCCACCTGACCCATTAGGATCTATTCTTCGATCAGCATATCCATCTTCACTCCATTCACCGGGCATTTTTCTATCTTCAACTGGGTATACCGAAGTATCTCCAAAATATAAAATATCTTCTACTGCTGAACTATTAGTTACAGTGCTTAGATTAACAATGAATTGTGTAAGAGTTGAATTTGTACTAGTAGGTGCATATGCAGGACCATTCTGTATAATTGTTGTAATTGCGTTGAAATTACTGTCAACTAGATCTCTTGCAACTTCTCCTCCAGGCAATTGAGAATTAATATTCTGTTGTACCACGCTGGTACTGGTAGTAGAAGTAGTGCCTGGTATAGTGTAAGTCACGGGCTTTTGATAAAAACTTGTAACAGGATTATTTGCAATAACATCTAGTGCAATTGTCTTTGCATATTGAATCGCACCAGCTGTTTCTTTTAATTGTCCTTCAATTACACTAACCGCACCGTCCCAGTATGATAGTCCTGCTTCTAATGAATTAGTATTTGAACGACGAATAATGTCTGTAGCAATAGAGTCGACAATTAATCCTACGTCTCTAAAACATTTACTTTCATTATAATTAAATGCATAAGGTTGAATAAAAGTTGCGTTAACAAATTCAACTACTTCTTCAACAATAAACTCTCTATTTTGATTTAAAATATCGTATGCACGAGAAACATTAGTTGAAGTGTTGGGTGTCAATGGTAGTGGCACTCTCTCTGGAGCAGCCGATGGTCCTTTTCTAATTATATCTCTAATTAGATCAATGTTGTTACCAATTGCTCTAGACTCTAGTACAGTTGCTCCGATAGGATCTGTATTTTGCTCAACTAAAGATTGATAAGTTTTTGTAACAGTGATTCGTTGCACGACTTTGTCAATTAACGATTTCATAAACTTGTAAGCTGCATTAGTTTGAGGGATTTCGTTAATTAAAACTGTACTAGTTGTGTCATACCCGAAGTAATAAACGCCCGCCTGTACACTTTGTCTGTTGCCGCCACGTAGTATATCCATGCACACTGCGTCTAACACATACCCAATATCTCTTCGACATTTTGTATCGTCATAGGTGAATCCTGGTGTTTTGTTTGCTTCAATCCAATCAATCGTGTCTTGAACTATATTCAATTTTTCGTATTGTATATAATCAATTATAGGTTGTAAAGTCGAATTAATATTGCCGTTTGGTACAATAATATCAGTTACACCACTAGTTCCAGTACTTAATATACCTAAGAATACATCAAATTTCTGTCCTAATAGAATCGATGATGATGTGCTTAGAGAAGTGTTTGCTGCTAATAACGCTTGCGTTGCAGTTTTACAATATGCAAACGCATTTGTTGTAGTTGTTTCTTCTCCAGGAATTACTGTGCCGCCGTGTTCCCAGTATTGTAATCCAGCAAAGGTACTTTGACTGTTGCTGTCATATACTAAATCTAGTACCAACCCATCTAAAATTAATCCTGTATCACGAGCACACTTAACAGCATTGTATTCAAAATCTAAATTTGTAAATGTAACATCAATATATTTTACAACTTCGTGCTGTATAAAATTTTTATTAGCTACAATTAAATCATAACTATCAGTGACTCCAGGAATTGCACTAGGTGTTAAAGAATTATTAATAACGGTTGGTGCAGCGGCTGCTCCGTTAGTTAAAATATTATTGATAATTCCAACATTTCGAGCAACTAACTCAATAGCCGCATTACTACCTGTGGTTAAATTTGTTATCTGTGTAACAGTTGTTTGGTACCCGTCTCTGAATTCATTTTGTAAAACTATATCTCTAACAATTGATGCAAGGTAAGTAAACCCTGCTATTGTTTCATCTACTTCTCCGGGTATTAAACTAGTATTTCCAGTCCAATAAGATACGCCCGCTGCCACAGACTGTTGATTGCCACCATATAATAGATCATTAGCAACAGCATCAACAATATAACCGACGTCCCTAAAACATTTATCTCTGTCATATGTAAAGCTCGGCAGCGGCTGTCCTACGTAAGTTTCGTTTACAAACGCTACTGTTTCGGCTTGAATAAATCCTCTGTTAGCATTAAGTAAGGCAGCAGCATTCTCGTATCCTGCATTATTTTCTAGTATGTCAACTAATAAATCTATTAGTATTGAAATATTTTCTTGAGCAATTGCGCCACCTGTTGTCGAAGTGTTGATAGTTTGTGTTGCAAAGTTTCCTGTAGTAACAACAACAGAGATATTATCAACAATATCTAAAGAAATATCTTTAATTCTTCTAAAGGCAGCTATTGTTGGACCTAGTTCGTTGCCTAGTATTTGAACATTGCCTTCGTAATAGGCACGGCCTGCTTCAACAATCTGTTGATTGCCTCCTAAGATTGCATCATTTATTAGTGCGTTAACAATAAAGCCTGTGTCTCTGCGGCAAACAGTTTCGTCAAAACTAAATCCAGGATACGTATCATACACATAGGCAATTATTTCATCTTTAATAAACTCTTTGTTTGCGGTTAACAATGATTTTGCAGAGCGATATCCACTAATTGGATTTTCAATAGACTCAATTGTAGCAACAGGTATATCAACGTTGATTGTTATTCCGGCCCCGTTAACTGACATTCCAACTTCTAGTTGTTGTGCTGTAATTTCTGGCTGTATTGTTACTAATAATGAAGTAGTGTTTACAACATAGGTTGAAGTTGCTACTACTAAAGGAATTTGTACTGTTTGATTTGGTAAAAACATTGTACCATCATACAGCCAAGGGCCGCTTTGATTTGTACAATTTTGAATATACGGACTATGGAATACATCGATAGGATTATCAAGCAACGGTGGAAATGCCACACAGTATGCACCGGTGGTATAAGTACCCGCACCGCCGGGTGCATATCTAGTTACTTCTCCTCTACGAAGATTTAACATGGTCATACCCGTAATGTATGCGCCGCTGTTTACCCAAAATAAATCTACAGTTTTATTAATAGGTTCAACAAATACCGCTCTTAAACTGTCCCCTACAACAGATGTGTATGGTAATAATTCAATTGGATTGTTTTCAGCGTAGTAGCCAGGGGCTACCCTAATAATAGTGCCTTGTTTAAAATAAGGACTGTTAGTTGCTCCGGAGATTGTTCGACATGCACGACTTGAATCCATTGCACGGCCGTCATTGTCATCACTGCCATTCTCGTTTACATACAAAATGTTATTTACAACTGGAAAAGTACCAATTGGATTTCCACCGTAAACACGAATCTCGCCATTCATGGTTACTGATTTGTTTAGTGTTCTTTCTAATAACGGGATGTCTGGAAAGAATTGTATATCAGTTGCAGTACCGGCAGTATCAATCTGGCGTGTAAAAATATTTTCTAAGTAAGAATTATTCCAATAGGAACTAGTATTACCTAAACTATACTCAGAAACAATATTAGTGTTTGTAACAAACACTGTTGCAGTTGTTGTTCCAACAAATTCAACGGTTCCTGAACTAATGTATGGTAATAGGTCAGATTGAATTTCTGCGCCAATAGTTAATGTATCTGAACTAGTTGTGTCACCTAGCTGTATACTACCTTGTGCAAAAAAGTTTCCTGTGGCAAATACATCTCCGTCTACTCTAAGATCAGAATTTATAAATGTATCATCAGCTCCGCCAGGGATGATTGAAATAGGTCCATATGTTGTGGACATTGTACTACTAGAAGTAGTACTGGTAATTGTTACTAGGCCAATAGTGGCAGTGTTAACAATTATTTTATGAGCGTTAATTGTGCCGTTAACGTCTAACTCGAATAGGGGTGTATCTTTCTTGATACCAATACGGCCATTAACTACATCAAGGTACAGTAGATCTGTTTCAAATGCTATGTCGACACCGTCTCTTCGCAGATTACTTGCGAGTAACGGGCCTGTAATGCGACCTACGGCCATTATTGCTCCCTATACACCGAGTTTCACGGATAACCACCTTGCATTGCGGGTTTACCACAGTATAACTCTGCCAGACACGCCGGCATCGATGTATTTATTTGGAAAGTAATATTTGTGCTTTATAGGCCCAAATCATGGAGGGAAGTAACCGTCATAGCCCAATACAGCCACGACAGGTTTTGCAGGCACATCGCCTGTAAATGCAATATAACTACCTGTATTAAAAGAAAAAGTTAAATTAACTGCTGGATTAATATTACCAATTAATGGACTGCTAATTTCAACCCAAGTAGTTCCTGTAATAGTTCCTACAACTGTTGTTCCACCTGTCAATGACGCAGACCCACTGATTACACAACCTGGTTGAACATTTATAACATTATCAAGATAAAGTATAGAACTAGTTGCAGTACTAGTTGCTGTAGTTTCTGCTGATACCGGACTAGGATCGTTAGTAATATCGTAATTAGTAAAAGGAATTTGAAATACGTTGTCAACATATACTTGTATGTTTGCCGCACTTTTATCGTAACTAGGCTGGTAGTCGGGATTTAAAGGACCAAAAATACTACTGAAATAATTTCCACTGCCTAAATTTTGTACAATGATTGTTCCCGGGCGCACAGTTCTATTACGCTCCCATATAGAGTTAACTAGTGTTTCAATTTCAGATAATTCTGTGTTTTGTCTAATCTGTCCAGGTACTGTATCAGTAGGGCGCTGGTTGATAATACCTCGAGGTAATCTTAAACTTTGTGTGGTATCAATAATTGCACGGCCATCTTGCTCAACAGCAAATGTATTGTCTTGGGGACTATGTGAATTTAATGATTGTCTTTTATAAAATTTCATCTTACTGACCTGTTGAAACGTAGCTTACAGTTGCAGTTACGATTAAGTTTTGGCTAGCTTGTGCTTGTATGCTATCACTGTCTTCCATGATAAATCTTTCTGTGTCAATACTAAAAGTTTCACCTGCTGGAATAGAAATTTCATTGATGATCTGATTTGCTGCACTAGCAGGTACAGTTGCAGGCACTAACCAAACAGACACCGTTGTGTCTGTAACTAGACTGGTATTACAAAATATAATACAAGTAACTGCATTTTCTCCTGTAGCTACAAAAACTGGTGTTTTTGCTGATGAGCTTATTTGTGCGTTTGCTATTGCCATTTCTAATCCTTAAAATATTATTGAAAGGACAAGTGCCTTTCTTGCTGAAATTAATTCTCCACGAGCAGTACTAGATGGTATTGTTCTGTTATCTAACGTGGTAAACATAATACCTGTACTGCCTGCACCCAGTGAAGATGTTGTATATACTTTGACACTGGTACCGTTTGGTTGAGGGGCTGTTGCACTGTAACCAATTGTCAGTCCATTATTTACAACAACAGTACCTGTACCCTGTGTTTGTAGAGTTAAGTTAGTATTATTAGTAGTTGGTCTAATTGTATTACCAATAAAAGAAATGCCAGTAAACTGTACAGTACCTTGTTGTACAATGATATTAGTAACACCATCAATATAGGTAGTTATTCTACTTGGTACTCCAGAAAATGCACTGTCGGCTGGTACAATAGAAGTATCGGATGATGTACTTTCTTTTAAAACTTTTGCCCACTCTGCTGAGTCGGCTAACCCAATAAACGGTCTGTTGTCAACATAGGCTTTATTTGGAATGTCGTCATCATGTGTAACACGGCTAGCATAATTATTTTGCCCTGCAACGGACAACATACCTACTACACCGCGGCCAAGTAAATTTAATCTACCGTCATTCTCAGGACCTAGGCCGTCAAATCTAATTGCACTTACTTGTATTGCACTTAATTGGTTATCTGCTTTAATTACCCATTGACCAGAATAAGATGTTCCAGTTGTAGCAGTATATCTATAAGCAGACCAAGGTTGTGTGTCGTCGTAAATTAATTGTGCAGAAGAAGTTGAACTAGCATTGTTGCCGCGATCAATGATAATACCTGCCTGACCAAGTGTTACATATCCGCTGGTTTCACCAGAATTTAAAATTAATAAATTATCTGTAACATTGGTATTAGTAGAACTAATATAAGTCTGCGTTCCTTGTACAGTTAGATTACCGGTAATAATCACACTGCCAGTATTGACGCCTGTGTCAAATGTCATAGTTCCGCCAACAGCGGTTGCTATTTTTAAATTACCAGAGTATCTAATTACGTCAGTTGCCATGCAGATTTCCTTTATACATATTTAGCAGATCATAAGAAAAGGGCCTAAGCCCTTTTCCTATTATACAATTAATTTTAAATTGTGTTGCTGATAGTAACGGTTGTACCTGTAGCAGCACCAAGAGTCCATTTAGCAAGTTGACCGTCTGAGTATACAGCAGTACTGGTACTAGTTCTTGTAAACACACGACCGGTGTGTTGATTAATCTTTTCAAAGTAGTATGTTGAACCGCCGTGATCAGTACCAACAACACTCATTTGTCCTGCAGATAAAGTACCAGCACCGTTAGTACCTGTGGTTAATTTAACTACTCCAACGCCTTCACTGTTACGTACTTTGTAACGACGTGAACCAACTTGCTTCATAATATCGCCGCCAGTTACAGCATTTGAACCTGTGGTTAGATATGATGTAAACAAGATAGCATCTTGTTTTGCTGATGTTGCTGTAATTGTTTTAGCAAAGCCAGTACCGGCATCAACAAGCGTCATAGTACCACTTACTGTAGCAGCGTGTGGATTATTAACTGTGATTATCCCAGTTCCTACCGATGTAACAAAAGTTGCACTGGCACTAATACCTGTACCAGTAATTTTCATACCTGTAGAAATACCGGTTGTGGTTAAGTATACAAATAATTGAGTACTTGTTCCAGCACCTGTTACTGAAACTGCTGTTGCTGTTGTTAATGTAAATGTAGGTGCTGCTGTGTAACCTGTACCTGGTTCAGTAATAGTTACACTCATAATTTTACCACGGTCAGCACCAGTACCTACAATTTCTAATGTGCCTAGAGCTTGTACACCGCCAGCAATATCAGGTGCAGAGAATGCCCCTACTGTACCTACAGAGTAGTTACTACCACTGTTGCTGATTGCCACTGCGGCAACACCTTCGCCACCTAGACCTGTAAAGCCTCCTGTGTACGGTGAATTTGTATTACCAAAATTTTTCTTTTGAATTGGACGTCCCATTTGTTTCTCCTTTATGTTTGGCGTTCTAGGCCTACGCGGTGGGGACCGCATAAACTCTCAATTAAGAGCGAACAGTGTATTTATAGTATGGTCAATAAAAAACGCCCCGAAGGGCGTTTTTATATTGTAATCCTTTTTGGATTAACGGAAGCTAACGTTAGCAGAAGTGATAGCCACTTTGCCTAGGTAGTCAGCAGCGTTACCTAGAGAACTAGCAGTGTTTGTCAACTCAACATAGCCGTAGCGTGTTAAGAAGCCAACTACTGGTTCGAAGGTTGCTGGATCTAGAACAACACCAGAACTCATTAGAGGAATGTAAGGGCAATAGAATGCCGCTGCATCTGCTTCAGATGGTCCTTTGTAACCAATTAGACATTGGTTGTTGTCGTCTGTATCAGCAAGATATGCGTCAACATAGATACGCATTGCGTTATTCAATGTACCGACAAACTTGGTGTTTGTAGGAGCTTCGAATGTACCTTCTGTGGTACGAGCAAATGCACTTGTTGTAGCACTTTGTAGAATTGTAAGAGCTTGGTTAGAAACAACAGCCCAGTTAGCAGCACCACGACGTGTACGTTGTGCAATCAAGTTAGCAACACGGTTGATTTGAACAGCTAGAGCAGCGTGTTCATCACCAACGAATGTAGCTGTACCAGATACGCTAGCTTGGTCATAAGTTTGTTCAACTGTACCTAGACTACGTAAAGAAGCTAGAACTTCTTGGTCGATTTCAGCTGTAATTTCTTGAGCAAGAGCAGCCATGATTTCTGCTTCGATGTCAATACCTTGCATTGCTTGAGCATCTTGAGCAGCTTCGAATGTCCAACGAGCTGATAGCTTGCGTGACTTGGCTTCGACTGGTGCTTTCAAGATTTGAATGCTCATACGCTTACCTGGTTGGCCTTCTAGTACGGCTGTTGTTTGAGCCTTACCAGTAGAACCTGCACCAGAGTAACCAGCAGCAATTTTGAATGGGCTTAGTGCTTCTTCACCAGCTGTTACGCTGTCGCCGCTTGATGTATCAGCATAACGAACACGTAGTGTGTGGATCTGGGCAACTGGGCCTGTCATTGGCTGAACACCAACGATTTCATTAGCAATAACTGTCGGCATAACACGACGAATTACTGGAAGGATAACACGGTTAAGTGTTGCGATATTACCAGAGCTTGTAGCTCCAGAAGTTGCACTTTCAGCCAAGTACTTGCGTGTATTCTCTAAGCATACGCTCATAGAAGACTTGCGGTTACCTGATAGGCCTTCAAGCAGAGCTTCTTTGGTCTCTGACCATCTTTCATTTAATAGTTGTGACATTTTATGTCTTCTCCTTGAATATTAAATTATTTTAGACCCGCTAATTTGCGGATATCTAAAATGTTATCTAAGCCTACCTGTGGCTGTTTATTTTCACGATCTCCAGTTATTTCAGCGCCTTCATTAATCATCTCTTTGGCTGGAGCCTTAGTGACTTTCTTGATGTTGCCTTCCATAACTGCTGGTAGGTATTTGTCAAACGATTCATTAAGTTTTGCGGTCTGTACAGACTCTAGCAATTCTTTCATGATTCCCTTTTGTTCAGCACCTAACGGTGCTAATAGTTCTGCCATTACTTCTTTGCGGTTAGCAACATCTTGAGCAACACGAATTTCGCGTTCCTTAGATTCTACTAATTTTGCCTTTTCAGTAACAACAGATTTTGCTTCAGCTAGCTCGACATCTTTCTTCTCAATAATCTTTAACAGTTTTGCTGTTTCAGATTTTTCGTTTAAGTAGCTTGTGCTAAACTCTTGTGCAAATGCTTCGTATAAACGACGACCGAATGCGTTTTGACGTGCAGAATCGATATCTTCTTTGAGTTGTCTCATTTCTGATTTCAATTTTGTTTCTACAGTCTCTTTTACAATAGCGGCGCTGCGTTGTACAAATTGTTTCTTTAAACTATCGAATTGTGATTTTGCTTCACGTACTAGTTTGACTTTCGTCTCTGCTAGATCACGCTTGTCAATTGCAAATTCGTTAATTTCTCTTGCTAGTGCAGTTACAATGAACTGCTCTAATTTTTCAAAATTCTCGCTGACTTTTCTGCGATCACTTTGGAATTCTACAAGTTCTTTACCTAGCTGGTTCATGATAAAAGATTCTAATACTTTAGCATCTTGTGTCATCTTGCGTTGATAAGCTACTTTAGATTCAATCAAAGCATTTTTATCTTCTGCAAGTTCAGCCATTTCTGCGGTCAATCTCTCGCTGATCATTTTGTCAAGTGCTTCAACCATAACAGTCTTATCGTGACTGTAACGTTGAGCAAACTCTTCACGTAGTTCAGCAGTGACTAGATCGCGATTTTCTTGAATTCTCTGATTGAAAGCGGTTTCAATCTCAGACTGTAGGTCCTCAGAAATCATACCATTTTCGACCAGCTTCTTGAATGCGTCTAACATTGCTTGTCTCCTTAGGCTTTTAGGCCATTTATTATGTTCAGCATCGCCTCACGGAGATGCTTCTGGGCTTTAGGATCTTCTTTAACCTCGTGCGCCACCTTTAACGCCTTATATCCACCACGACTATTCATCAGGTGTTCATAGACTGGTGTTGGGTAAGCACCAGGAGCACTAGGCTGAGCAACTATATCGACAGTGATAATCTCAAAGTCAGCTACATGGCCGTTCATGTCGTTAACGTTACCGCTACCACGTGAACTTACGCCAAGTTTTACACCGCTTTCAAGCATTGTTCTGATTAAGTTACCCATCGGAGTAGGAAGGATTTTCATCTTTCCATAACCATTCGGACCTTCCATCCACATTTGAGTAATCATATGGGACACACGGTCTAAATTAACTTTTAGATCATCAGGATGATCTACTTCTCCAAGAACGCTATACCCTTCTTTAAGTTGATCATTTAGAGTTTTAACAGCTCGCTCTATTTCATCTACGGGATAAATCCGTTGATTAGCATTGCGAATCCCACCTTGGATGGCAATCCCTTTTAGATAAAGGTTCTTACCATCCTTGTCGTCAGATTCTAATACAACTCCTGCTTGATCAAAACTTAAATGTTCTCTAAGATATAGCATCTCAAATTCTCAATTATTGGGCTTTGTCTAGGATAGACTTTGTACCTGTTACGGATGTCTGTCCTGCTTTGTCCCCTGAACCAGAACCTACTGGACCAGCTGATTTGTTGTTGTTAGGCCAACCTGTTTGTCCTTTTAGTGTTTTAACACCAGACTTAACACCGTCAACATTGTGGATGCCACCATCGGTAAATTTACCTTTGACATTACCAACTAGACCACCTGTTTTACCATTTGGACTTGTTCCTGTGTTGCTGCCTTCACCTACTCCACCTTGTAGAATATTGTGTGCAGATGCGTTGGTTGTTGGGCGATTTTTAGCTGTGCTAACTACGCTTCTTTTGCCATCGACAGATGTTTGACCAGCTTTGTCGCCTGTACCAGAACCTACTGGACCTGGTGTTCTCATTGAACTTTTGTTGTCCCAGTCGTTACCAACTTTCTCAACATATTCACGAGTAAGCATACGCTCGCTGTACATATTTTCTTTTTCTTCGTCGCCGTCTTCGTCGCCGTCTTCACCGTCATCTTCGCTGTCATCATCAGATTTTGCAAAGGCAGGATCGTCTTCACCGTCGTTGTGTTCTGGCTCGCTGGCTTCATCGCCAGATAGTTCAGCAAAGTCGGCTTTTAACTTTTCTAGTTCAGATTTTAGATCAAATACTTGATCTTCTAGGCTTCCGTCACCCATACCACCTAGGTCGCCGTCCATTGATGGCTTGCCTTCTTCGTCGTCCATGCCCATGGCCATTGGATCCATAGTGCTACTTGGTAGACCGTCGGCTTGGTCGCCGCCAATTTCTAGTGTGGTTTCTTCTTCTAGATCAGCGTCTGACTCATCTAGGTCGTTATCGTTTTCAGCATCAGCTTCTTCGATAGATTCTTCCTCCGCTTCTTCAGCGATCATATTTTCGTATATTTCTCTAGACTTCTCTACAACGATTTCATGGAATAATTCATTGGCCTTATCCATTTCTTCGTTGACAAGATAATCTAATAGTTGTTCAAACTTGTTAGACATTGCGGTTTTCTCCTTAATTAGATGCGGCAAGGCTGTCGATGTATTTACAGCCAAGTTGAATTAGTTATGTGAAATAGGCCAAAAACGAGTCGTTTTTGACAAAAAGACATGATTTTTTAAATCACTTGTGATTTATTTTACAGAAATATTTATGAAATAAGAATAAAAGTTATCTTATGCTATTTCAAGCCGCAGGTTCTGCAGGCGTTGCATACATGATTTTAACAAAATCAAGATGTTCTTTCTGCTCTTTTTCTCTAGCATCGCCGGCTTTACGTAGATTATTGATCATGTC